CTTTAGTAATTACCAACTACTCCACTAGCAGTCATCATTGTGAAGCCAGTTACTACACACTTGCGTGGCTCCTGCGTCGCCACTCCAGTGACGCCTGCGGCGGCTCCAGGCGCAAGCTACACGTACCACTTCCTGATCACAACCTCCTCTTGAAGATTTGTCAAACAAGGGGTCTGAACTGGGGTTTCTCAACATGATAGAATGAGTTGATGTACGTGCCACCGGCCATTCTGAGCGTTCTCGCCACTGGTGAGGCGGATGGTGGCGTGCGGAGCACGGTAGACCAACTCACTACGAGCAACCACCAGATCATGCTCGCCCTCCTTGGTGTCATGGCTACCCTGGTGGGCGGCTTGGTGTACCTGGCGAAGGCGTACGCCAACACGAAGGTCGCCGCTGAGCAAGCCACTGAGGCTAATCGTGCAGTCAACAACGTTGACGGTCCCACGATCCAAGCCAACGTGGCCCACCTCGTAGAGGTCGTAGATCTTCTCGTCAAGAAACAGGACGACTTCGACGCCAAGGGGTGGGCCGTAGGCCTTGGCTCAGATATCGACACGGCCCCCCGTCTCACTGAGACAATCCGCAAGCTCCAGCACTACGACGAGGCCCAGGACGTAGACCACCAGCACATCTTGGATAAGCTGGAGGCTATGGACGCAGCTATCGCTGCACACGTGAAATGGGAAGAAGAGCAGAAGTACGGCCACTGACCAGTTCTGGTAGACTGGTCGTCATGGAACTCTCTGCGAAACTACAAGTCTTTCTCCGCTCTGCCGTCACGTACGCCATGGCAGCGTCCCTCATCGTCGTGGCAGTCATGAACGCAATCAGCACGGCTGACTGGTTCCCCGAGGATCTCGGTGGCGGGATCATCAAGTACGGCACGATGATCGTTGCAGCTATTGCGTTTGCAGTCCGTATCATCACTATCGTTACCCCGGTACCGGTTGATGGTATGCAGGTCGTCAATGAAGAGGGCGAGCCTGAGGACGTTACCCGCGGCTGGTTCTGACGCTTGACATACTGATCCCTAGGTAGTATGGTCAAGGCTATGGCCACCGTCCTCCTCCTCCTTGCGATAGCAATCTTCATGGCGTACAGCGTCCTGGAGTTCTACCGCAGCAAGAGCGAGAAGGGCCTTACGGTGGAAGAGGAAGAGACTCAACGTCACCGCTTAGCTGCGGTGATGGATCAGTGGAAGCGAGTGGACTGATGGCTGATCAAGCACCTCGCCTAGGTGGTCTAGGTGAGGCTGGTAGGTCCCGCATCCGCCGTAACATCGGCGGGCAGGACATCACTGCGTACGAGAAGAGCCTCTACGGCTCGCAGCGTATTGACCGGGGAGCCCGCACCACCGGTTGGGAGTACCCAGACTCCTCACGTGTGTACGCCTACAGTTACGATTATCAGACCCGAGAGCTGTGGGTCAGGTTCGTCAAGTACGAGACCCCGTGGGTTTACCACGAAGTGTCGCAGCCTCTGTTTGCTGCGTTCGACTCTTCCCCTTCCAAGGGTAAGTTCATCAACAGCAGCCTCAACTACACCGAGTACCGTCGAGCCACTCCTCAAGAAGAGGCAGAGAAGTTCGACCACGCTTGACGCTATACTCACGCCATGCGTAACGTAGTAGTCCTTTTCGTGGTGGCGTTACTCGGAGGAGCCGTCTACGGCATCTTCCGCGGCACCATGAACCTGTTCCAGTGGTTCCCTATCTACGCTTACGGTCCAGGCTCCCGCCACCTCTGGTGGGAGACCAGAGACGACTCTGACCACCGGCCTCTGTTCTGCATGGTAGACAAGCGCCTGACAGCTGATCCCTTCTTTATCGGTCGAGGTGTGTCTGTAAGTGTAAGTCAATATTCCTTCACAGTGGGGCTTGGCAAAGAGGTAGCCCAGCCCGATTGGTACCGAGATATTGACGTAGACGTTGAGACCATCAGAGAGGACTGGAATGGCACGCAAGAAGAAGAGCCCATCCCACAAGATTGAGATCAGTGATAGGGCACGTACCCGTGCCAAGACTCTCACTGGCGACGAGTTGGCTATGCACCTTGAGACGCTGCTGAACCGCACCCTCCCAGAGGCTTACTCCATCTGGAAGCAAGGTCTTGCCCCTGCCCAGGAGGTAGAGATGGCCCTTGAGGCCACTCTATGCATCTGGGACGAACTGGCGACCCGTGAAGATACGGTGTGATATCTTAGGTGAATGGATGTTCTCGACCTAGAGGACGGCGTAGACATTGACGGTGAAGAACTCCTCGCAGACAACCGCGAGGAAATGGACGAGACATCAGCTGAGTTCCTAGACGATTTAGTCAAGAAGCTCATCACGTTCACCGAGGTGTTTTGCTCCGAGCCCGCCCCTAAAGACCCGTTCCAGTTCTATCCCTACCAAGTACCTATTGCGTACTCGATCATCGAGTCATTCATCATTGGCGGTCACGCCTCTGGTGAGAAGACTCTGATCGCCACCCGTCAGTCGGGCAAGTCAGAGATCGTGGCGAACATCATCGCTGCCATGATGGCCATTCTCCCGCAGCTAGCCCATGTGCATCCGCACTGGCTGGGCAAGTACAAGAACGGTGTTCTCGTGGGCGTCTTCGCCCCCACCGAGGAGCAAGCCGACACCGTGTTCTCACGTGTCGTCTCCAAGCTGACCAGCGACACCGCTACCGACCTGCTATTGGAGTTCGATGAGACGACCGGTACTAAGGGTTCCAGGGGTAAAGGCAAAGTCATTACTCTCGGTAAGAGTGGATCACTCTGCCGCATGCAGACGTGTAACCCCGCGGCCAAGGTCGAGTCGAAGACCTACCACTTTATCTTCATCGATGAGGCCCAGGAGGCTGACGAGCGGATGATTAAGAAGAGCATCCAGCCGATGCTCGCATCCACCAACGGCGTCACCGTTATGGGTGGTACCGCCCAGAGCTACAAGAGCTACTTCTACAACGCCATCCAGCGCAACAAGCGGATGGACGTGAACGGCCCACGTGGTCACAAGCAGCGTCACTGGGAGTATGACTGGCGGGTAGCTTCGAAGTACAACGAGAACTACCGTCTCTTCATCAAGCAGAAGATCACCGAGATCGGTGAGGACGCTGACGAGTTCCGCATGTCCTACAACAACGAGTGGTTGTTGGAGAAAGGCATGTTCGTCACCGAGGAGCGGCTGGAGCGCCTGTACGACAAGTCGATGCTGCTACAGAAGCAGTTCTGGCGCACCGAGGTAGTGGTAGGTATCGACGTAGCTCGCTCCAACGACTCCACTGTGGTAACGGTGGTATGGGTTGACTGGGACCATCCGGACCCCTTCGGGTTCCACGAGCACCGTGTCCTCGATTGGTTGGAGATCAACGACGTGGAGTGGGAGTCGCAGTACTTCCAGATCCTCGACTACCTCAAGAACTACAACGTAATGCGTATCGGGGTGGACGCCCAGGGTGTCGGTGGAGCTGTGGCGGAACGCTTGCAGATCCTTCTACCTCAGATTGAGGTCTTGGGTATCAGCTCAGACGCCAAGGCTCAGAACGACCGGTGGACACACCTGACACAGCTGATCCAGCGTGAACAGCTCATCGTCCCCGGCCACTCCAAGGCTCGACGGACGAAGTCGTGGAAGAAGTTCAACCAGCAGATGACCGACCTTGAGCGTGTCATGCGTGGTCCTCACATGCTGGCAGAAGCTCCTGACGAGAAGGGTGCCTTTGACGACTATCCCGACTCCCTGGCCCTGGCTTGTCATATGAGTATTCAGGACACAATGCCCACCATGCAGGTGCTCGATAACCCCTTCTTCTAGAGGTGGTAGAATAGGCCCATGAAGAAGCATGGGTCTCAGTTTCTTTCCCCTGGGCGAATGTCGGGACTGACTCGCGGCGTGGTGCCTTCTTTCGAGCAGGAAGACAAGGACGTGGGCACGGCTGCTTTCGACGCCGAGATGCAGCAGCGGTCTCAAGAGGTACAGGAAAACGTCCGAGAGCAAGGCTTTGACCCCATGAGGGGCACCCACGGTACTACGTTCGTACCAGGGATGACCTCGGTGGACCCCTCCAACAAGTCTAAAGACGCTAGGCCTGTACATAGTGGCCTTTCTGACCCCGACCGTGCTTACTACACAGCCGACCTGGTGGAGCCCGTACCCGACGAGAATGGGTGGCTCCCCCGTGACATGTCCAACGGTGGGTGGACCTGGGCAAACATGGCGTCTGGTTCTAAGGGCGACTCCGTTCCCAAGGGTACCAATGACTTTGATGTCGTACCGGGACGGCCTGTAGTGCACCACGTGGAGCCCCAGGGCAGGATTGACGCCGACAGGAACTTGAACCCCATGGGCAAGGTGGCGGGTGAGTTGACAGCGGACAGCCTGAAGATCACTGACACCGAGTGGATCAAGCCGATGGACATTGACCAGAGGCGTCGAGGCGGTCAAGGTATGCAGGGCACCCTCCCCAACGAGAACTGGAACAAGTACGGAGGTAAGGTCCATGAGGACCTGAACAACCTCCCACTCGGAGGAAACGTGTGGGACCCAGTGTGGGACAAACCCGACCACCCGAAGGTACAACTACGGGGTCAGCAGCAGTTCGACTTCTGATAAACCCACGAACCTATATGTGCTAATGTTGTGGGTATCCACAGTTTCCCCACGGAGGATTTCAAGTGACTATCGCTAACCAGAACCCGTACCCCGAGCAGCAACAGGGCGTTTACGAACGCAACATGGCTCCCTCGATTACGGGTAACAAGGGGCCGCAGCGGTTCCAAGAGGGTGTCGAGTCCGACACTGACGTTCCGAACGACTTCCAGATCGGAGCCTACGGCGACACCCAGCCGGGAGGTCGTCCGACCGTTGCCGTCCCCAGCACCGAGTCCGTGTTCAAGCGTGCACAGGACACCATGAAGGAGCGTGCCCACGTAGGCTCGGCCGCATGGATCGAAGCACCTCAGATGCTCAGTGACTTCGTTGAAGGCTCACGTGGCGGCGACCACACCCAGGACTCGGTCCAGTGGGAAGAGGCGTTCAACTCCGGTGGGCCGCAGAAGCGCCCCTCCGCCGTACGGGTCGGCTGACCTAGGGTGGCTATTAAGGCCACCCGTCCAGGTGG